AGGACAGGCTCACCAAGCTGTCTCTTACAATATGTGATGAGTTCAGCTCTTGAATTTGGAGATGCCATTACACACAAAAAATCCCTTCTTACCTATTTAGGAAGAAGGGATTTAGTATTTATTCAGCAGGTGCTTCAGGTTCTCCTTCAGGTGCTGCTCCTTCTCCTTCTAGTAGTCCGAGAGTTTCGAGACCACCTTGGAGTTTAATTCTGTATTCTTTTGCCTTAGTTAGGTTTGTTTCCAGTTCGCTGATTTGTTTATCAGTTTCAGCAATCTGATCTTCGAAGTTCTTTTTTAGTGTTGCGGGATCCATAGTTATCAGTGCAAATGATATGTGATTATATTTATTATCTCAAGAAAGCGTTGAATGTCAATCTATTGGTGTGCCAACCCTCCTTAGAAAAATAAGGACTATGCCACAATGCACCTTCATAGAATATAATGCTGTTGAACTCATGTGGTTCAACGTGATATCTTTCCCACTCTTTTAATTTTACGTTAGCAGGATCGAAGGAAGTCATTGCTTGCACTTTGTTTGCAATTCTTTCTGTTCTGTAATTCCTTTCGGCAGTTACATACTCTTCCCCAGTTTCTTTAATGCGCCAGAATGCAGTTCCATTTGGTATCTCGTGATCATAGTCATCATCTTCATTGAATGACAATACAGAAGCATATCTAACGTAGTCTGAGTGTGGATACAAACTCATAAACCTTACTTTATCCTGAGGATCATACATCTGCAAAGTAAAATTGCTTTGCTCTGGATGTCTCAGTAGATCATCACTAGCAGTGAAGTAATGCTTACAGGCAAATCTTACAGGAGAATACAATTGATTTCTATAGTTTCCAATCTGGTGAAGATATCCAGGTAGATTGGTAACTTGTCCTTTTGTGGTGTCAACATAGTCTACAGACTTAGCAAACAACTTAAGTTGTTCTGGGTTTACAAACCAATTCTTAATAATGACAAGTTTGTTCTTAAAATTGCCAATATGTTTTTCTTCAACCTCCCAGTGTTGAGGGTGGTTTACCTCAAATAATTGAGGATCAATTACTTTCATCACAAACTCCTATCTTAATTCTGTATGGTCCTGTAGTAACAATGTCGGGACAAGCATTCATAGCTAGCGTAATTCTTTCTTCACTATAGTCATTCTTTACCTGATTGAACCCATGGTATAAACCAGATTGCCAAACAAGTAAAGTTCCTTCTTGTGCATTAGTTGCAATAGTTGGAACTGTGTATGGTGTATGATTTTCTGTGTTAATAGAAAATGCTGGATGTGTACCATTGGGTCTGAATGGATTGCAAAATTGTAAGGGAGTATGTTCCTCTTTAAAATTTACAAAATAATTACAAGCAAGAATACAATTACCATGGAAGTGTTGGTCTAACCAATTTCCTTTTCGTGTAACGTTAATCCAACTATTTGTAATTAACATCTCATTATATTCTGCTTTACCAAAGGTGTCAACAAAGAAAGAGTTTAAACATGTTTTGGTAAACAACTCAAAGTCTCTAATAGCTTCTTGAAATTCTGGTTCTTTTACATTTCTAAAAATGTCTTGGTCATATGAATTAAAGAAGTGTTGGATGCCACCTTGATCTTCTGGCATCTCATACTTAGTGTCACTATATTTTTGGATAATTTCGTATACTACCTTTTTCCATTCTTTATGGTGTGGATATTCGTAGAGACCTATTGGTACTACGAATAGATCCATAATTTGAGACTTGATTTTTTCCGCTGATTTAATCTTCATTTGTTTTTTCAAGAACCATGATATAAACACCATTCCACCAATGGTGTGGATTTTCAATGACACCGCTTAGAAGTTTACGTTCGAAGTAAACATCCAACTTGTTTTCTGATACAAACTGAATAGCACTTTCGACAACACCATCAAAGTTAGCATCATCAATAACTAGGATAAACTTGTCTGCCAAGAAAGGAAGTACATGATTTAGATTATTGAGTTGCTCAACATAATCATGGTTAGCATCATAGAAAATGACATTGGGTTTCTTACCTTCAAAATCTTCTTCTTTAAGATCCTTAATCGATGTGCCAATGAACGTGGTTTCTCCATTCTCATACTTATCAAAGTTAACTTTGAATTCTTCTAGAGGATTGCCACATTCTGTCCAGTACACATTTTTAGTCATTGGTTGACAGTTTGGTTCTGAAAAATTATCTACACCAAAACATGGAATTTTGTTATCCATGATAGCAGCAAAGAATGTACTGCCCATGTAAGTGCCTAGTTCTAGATAGACAGAATCATCATAAGAACAAAGATTATTAAGAAGGTGTCTTACTCTAGGAGAACTCAAACCTCGTGCAGAATATACCTCTGGTCTAAACTTAGATTTATTTTTCAGAGCATCATCAATCGCATCCATAGAACGCTGAGTATACTCTTCAATGTTATCTGTTTCTCCTTTTTTCTTGAGGGAAGAATCTACTACTGCTTCACAATAGTGGCAATCCCAACAATCAAACTTACATGTTTTGATCTTTTCTCTCCATAGATTGATAGGAGCATCTTTGACTTCCAGATCCTCCATGTAATCATCAAATTCTGGGAACAGAAGATCTTCTTTTCTTGCCCAACGTTCAATAATATCCATACTTTCTTTCAAACGCATGGAGTTTTCTCTGCCATGCATTTTGAAAACATCAATACCTAGATCAAGAAACTCTTCCCAATCTTCACGCCATGGTGGCAAGTTTGCGGATTTTAGAGCAGATGCACTATCTTCAATGTCCCACTTAGAACAAGAATTTGTACTAATAGGATCCATGAAGTATTGTGGTGCTTGATTTCCTCTGGTGTTATTGAAATGATAGTGTTCATCCATCATAGAGCAACCACCCCAACATCCTTCATTTGCAAGGATGGATAATTCTACGGGTTTACCAATCTCAGCACAGTATTCCTTTGCTCTCTTGATCTCCAAAAGTGCATTTCTATCTCGCATCAGATCTCTATCAAGGTTGATGTAGTGGAACCCTGCCTTAGCAAGAGACACAATTTCATTCGCCTTAGTTACGTTCCTAAGAATTGTGTTCTTGATTTTCAGTTCTGGGAATTCTTTTTGCAAGATACCAGTAGCAACCCAACTGGTGTGTGGGATTGTAGCAATCTTCACTCCCATTTCATAGACAGCACGGAAGTTGTGTACGAACAAATCCAGTGTCTCTAAGTCAGGGCGAACGTAAATGTTATTGAACGTTGCTGACAGAGGCAACTCTGCTTCTCTGGCGATTACAATTGCATTGTAGAGTAGTTGCCTGGTGTCTCCATTGAAAACGTCACCCATTGCATCTTGCTCAAATGGGGGCATTCTACAGGTAAAATACAGGTCTTTAACAAAACCTCTATATTTCATCAACCAAGGAATGACAACAGAATCTACAAAGATTTTATCAAGCTTGGGATTTATTGGGAGACTGAATACGGAGTTTTTCACTTGTGACATTTTTTACCTCAGGAAGTTTTAATGGTTCGTTTGATAGTTGTTCTCCTAGAAGAGTTGGAAGTGCGACATCATCATATGCTCCTTCCATAATTTTTCTCACTTCAGGAAGCATACGTTGCTGCATTTTTTCAATGCCTGCAGTCAATAGTGTAGCATGTTCCACAGCACCACGGATAGCAGAAATCTGATCTTCCTTGGGCATGTTAAGAATGGAATCTAGATTACCACTACCTAGTCTTCCAATAGCATGTACATCAACAGCAGCTTGTTTTGCCATTCTAGCAATCCAATACTGCCTGTCTTCATGTTCCTGGGTCAGTCGATAGTATTCCATATCGACACCTTCATCCATATGTTCACGAACGATGTCACAGAACTCAGAGATTTCTCTTTCTACTGTGACAAATTTTCTTTCGTAAACAGTGAGATCATAATTTTTTCTTTCCAGTTCAATTTCTAGTCTTTCGATCTCCAGGTCATCTGGATTTTCGAGAGACTTTTCAAGCTTCAGAGATCTTTCTAGTCTTTTCTTATCATTCAAGCACAGTTTGTATTTGTAATGAAGTTCGACATCAACTTGATGTCTTGTTTCCAATTCAAGCAACGCCTGTTGAACTTTTTTGTACGGCGTTACTTGGGATCCAACAACAAACGTGTTATTCTGATAGCGTGTTTGTCCTTGCTGCAAGTGAATAGCAGCTTGGATAATTTGATCGTTTGAAATATTATCTTTGGTTAGTGCTACTAGTTCACTAGAATCCGAAGGTTCCATACTTTACTTCATCCCCAATGCGGTTGTAATTAGAATCACAACGCCCCATTTTCTCTGCTTGAATGAATGGCATTCCAACGTTCAAGTAATCCTCATAGAGGATGTTCATATCCCACATGTTATCACAATGTTTGAATTGAGATTTAATAGCGTGATACTTACCGAGCAATGCGGCGTATTCCAATACATATTTATCATGGTTCTTGATGACCTTTTTCGCAAGAACCGTCTTATCAATACCTCTAGTTACTGCTAGAATATTGAGGAATGGTGTAGACGCATCGGGATTTTTTAGTAGTTCTTTTGCTTCGGGAACTTGATACGCCCAAGATTCTTGTTCTACATCATGGCAGTTTTTGAAGTTCTTGAAACGAAGTTCAAATTCTCTTTCGATGACTAGAATTGCCATCTTCTTCATGAAGATCAAAGCATTATCGATCTTCGATTGGGTCATGGGGTTTTTTACTTTTTGATACTTGATTTCCCCATCATCATCCATGTATCCTTCGTAGTCCTTTGAGTAAGACCTAATTTCACCTTGATAGTTGATACCATCATGTAGTTCTTTTGGAGTAAATTCGATATATCTTTTTAGTCCAGACTTAAGAGTATCGAATACATCTCTCTTCATTCTGACTACAGAAATGTTGAAGAAAGTAAAAACATTAATGAAAGTTGTTTCGTGCTGCTTCAATTCCATAGCACGAAGGTCTTCTTGACAAAGACCCATGAGGACATCGCCCTTTTGTACTTCTTTTCTATCTTTAATATATTTTTTAACTTCTAACTCAAGAGGATGTTGTGGTTTATACTCTGGAATAACCAGATCACCATCCGTAATCATTTGAGTTGGAATTTTTGTTGGGATACTTTCTTTCCATGCGAGATCCCAAGGTTTCTCGTCGATAAGAATTTTCTTTTTCATCACTGATATCTGGTAGAGGTTACAGTAAATGCGCCCGTGTGACAAGTACCAGAAGACTGTCCCTGGTGTCCTTTAGGTTCTGTTTTAAATCCACACATAACAAAACTATCGTTTGAATGGAAGATCTTAAATGTTCTGTTGTTCTGACGAGCGTTACCAGAACCACCAGAACCAGAATAGTTACCTACGCAATAACCCCAGTCCTGTCCCATTTCCATGTTTTCTTCACCAGAAGCAACATCAGTCTGATTAAAGTTAGAAATTCTACTTCCAGTATTATGGGTAAACTTCATCCACTGCTGAGTTACGTTGCCACCATTTCCGTGGTAACCAACGTTCCACTTAGTAGATAGCGATTTTTTCCAACCATCACCACCGATATTCGTTGTGGACCAGTTACCAGTAGATTCTGTAGCAAATTCAATGTATCTTGAGTTACTTGTGTCACCATAAGAATAACCTCTGTTTTCACCCTCAGTAGCAGATGCGTGGTTGTTACCATGACCTCCGCTAACTCTTGACATAATCTCAGACATAAAGTTTAGTCTGTTCCAAGACTGAGAACCTAGGTCACCACCACCAGTAACGTATCCTCTTTGTGTGGTCTGACCAGATACTGCACCAGGGTCATCGCACGATGCATAAAGGTCCCAGCTAGCACCAATGCTATCAGGTGTGGTAGAATAGTTATCGGTGTGGTTGTAGTCGGGAGATGAACCAGCAGTTCTGCCTGTTCCCGTGTGCAAGTTAATAGAAGAGGTGTGTGGGGAGTTACTACCCCAACTGTTGTTACCACCATAAACATAACCGTTGTAGTCACTAAAGTTACCATCAACGTATGTTGCTGCTCTGTCTAGTTGGTCACCACGACAAATAGTAACGTCTGTTGCGTGGAATGTTTGGTTGACAGTTCTCCATGGGTTAGCACCACGATATCCTCCACACAAGAAACCATGAGTGAAGATACTTCTGTATTTAAATTCGGAACCAATCGTAATGTTATAAGTGTTACCACCACTGTCAATCCATTGTCCTTGACCAGAGAATGGCAAATATCCACTGGAAGGAGTTGATGGGTTTTGTAGGTTAGTGTTAAAACTTGGTGCGTTATCTCCAGTAGTAGCACCACCAGCAGGCATATTTGAAGTGCCGCTAGGGTTACCACCTACAAATGCAGCAGTGGGTGATGCCCAGTATGCTGTTTGTCCATCAGAGAACAACTGTGATCCAGCAGTCTCTATTGATTGTTCTGGAAGCGAAGCGAATGGCTGACCATTTCTAAGCAGACTACCAGTGAAATTAATATCACCAGTAATATTGGCACCGACCTCAATGTCGATTGATCCAGCACCAGCTATATTGGTAATGTTATCTACCCTAATTTTGGACGCCATTCTGCTACCAGCTTTACACTATTAATTATTTAGACGGTCAACAACCTCTTTGTACTCTGTCAACAACTCCAAATACTGATCTTGTGTTAGAGAAGTTTCTTCTTTCAATCCTGCTGCAACGAACTCTTTGTCAATAATATGACTTTCGATACTTGCTTTTAAGATAACTTCGGATCTAAGATCTGTTCCTGCTTGTTTTGCGGTTTTAACAGCACTTGGTTGTTCGTAGTCAACAATAATTCTACCTTCATCAATAACTAATTGTTCTACATGAAGTACATTATATTCTTGAGCACCAACAGGAGCATATTCTAAAACTGGTGTAGTGATGATAGCATTATCATCGATCCATGCGTATAATTTCATTAGGCTACTCTCCTTACCCAAAAACGTTTGTTGTCACCGTTGAATGCGTGATATCCAACCCAATCCCAGTTTCTACTGTTATTAGTCCACCTGTTATAACCAATACAGAGAGATGAAGTATCACTACCAACATAGTACATGTATTTATTTGCAGGACCAGTGGTAAACCAAACTTTACCAGCGGGATCAGCACCAGATCCTCCAAAGAAGTGGTCAAAGTAAAAATGACTTAGAGTTTGGTCAGCTCTGTTAAAGTTTGCAGAACCATCTGTTGCTCTATAGTGTGCTCTAAATTCGCTACCATAGGTAGAACCATTTGGGTAGAGATACAAGTCAACGTTAGAAGAACCACCAGAAGACGTGTACCACATCTCATACACAGCATTAGGTACAAGTTGGGTTCTTATGTACATATCGTTGTTACTACTATAGTAGTAGTGAACATCATTAAAGTTCTCAAGTAGAAGTAGGGGTTCACTAGAACCAGGGTCACCACGTTCAATAATATTTTGACCACCGCCCTTGCCAATCTCTGCCCAGGCACCATTGTAGTAGAAGTCTACCCATCCTTCATCGTTAATACCAACAGTACCCTCCTGTGGATTTGAAGGTCTGTTGGAACTAGTCCAATGATTGACCTTCAATCTTCCTGGTGTGGTATCTAGGGTATTGCCACTATAGAGATGGATATCATCATCTGCAAGACCTCTTAGTTCTTGCACACGTAAAATACTCATTGTGATAAAAGTCTCTGTGTATGATATATTTAGATGATCACGAAGGTGCTTGAATTTCCGACCGTTACGGTTACCCCGTTAGCAATTTCTAGATCACCACACGCAAATGCGTTAGTGTTTGCTGGAACTGTGATACTCTCATTGAGAGAGTTTGGATTACTCTTGATAACACCGTAAGTATCCAACCACTGAGCAGCACCGTTAGCACGTAGTTTTCCAGTGACATTGATATCACCAGTGACTTCTAGTTCGTATTGTGGGTCAGCGCCATTGATACCGACCTTAGATAGTCTGTAAATGTCAGTGCCATTAGTTGCTTCAGTCCATCTAGAAGTTACGAACTCTGCGTTGTTCTGGAATAGTTGACCATTGAAGTTAACGTCACCCTGAACATTGAGTTGATAGTTTCTAGTGATGTTTGCACCATCAGTTGTATCAACACCAGAGAAAGCAGAAGTGTTGATTGCAACTCTATTGGTAGTACCCTTGATTGCAAGAGCTGGTGTTGCTTGATAAGTAGCAGCACCAGAACCGTCAGTTGCGTTGATCGCAAATACGTCATCTGCAATAACTTGGTTGGTGAGACGGAAGTTAGATAGATGACCACCAGCGTAAGATCCACCAGTTGCACCTTGTAGATATAGATAAGCTCCAGTGTTAGTGGTGCCTCTATTAACTGCCATGTACTCAGTGGCATGTACTTCGTCAGCATGGAGTTTATCCCATCTTACTGCTGAAGTTCCTAGTTCACCATAACCATCTTGCTTAGGAATTAACTGACCAGTTCCTTTAACGATCAGTACAGTGTTAGCAGTTGCTGCTGGAGCTTCTGCAACAAAGTAGAACGATGCTTGATCACTACCACTGATATCCTTCTTATACGCAATTCTACCGTCTGCGCTTTCAGCACGGAAGTCAAGAGCAGCAAATGTATTTGCACTGCTGTTGGTATTCTGAATTAGAGCACCAGCAGTCGTTCCTGCTACTATTCCAATTAGACCAGAAGAAACATCAGTTTCTGTTGAAGCATAACTTACATGCAGTGGGCGTTTTGCATTTGCCTGTGAAGTGCCAACACCAACTCGGTCATTAACATAGTCAACAGTAAATACGTTACCGTCAACGTTAAGGTTGCGAGCAAATGCAACTTCTCTTTGTACCGTTAGTGTACCCTCAACGTAGAGGTTAGAAGTTGGATCAGTTGGACCACCAGAGTTAAGGATGTTCAGCGTTCCAGTCATGCTGTCGCCAGCTTTCAGAACGTTGAGTGATGCAGCACCAATAACCTGACCAGGAACACCGTTGCCATCAGCAACTAGTGTAATATCATGTGCTTCAAAACTTCCAGTTGCATCACGCATAACAGCGTTTCTGATGCTTGGGTTTCCTTGTGCATCATAGATGGTTGCACCATTAGCAGAAGTGAATACTGAGTTTCCTTCATGCCATGCAGGACTGTTGTTAATAGTAAATGAATTATTACTGCCGACAAGAATGTTCAGAGAACCACTACCATCAGCAGCAGTACCACCAGAAGCAACAATTGCGGAGTTATAGTTAGGAGCAAATTGCTGAGAAGAACTGAAGTAGATACCAGGAGATGTTCCTGTGTTAGCAGCAATTCTTCTACCAAGTCTTAGGTTTGCTGTTCCAGAATCAACTTCAAGAGATGCAGCAGCATATGTGTTACTATCAGCAAGAGAATAATCAGTCCATGCAGCATACTTGGTAACTGCATTAGAAGACGCAAGACCTAGTTGATACGAACCAGCAAATCCACCAGTTAGTAGAACTGCGGTTAGAATTGTAAAGTTGTTAGATGGGTCTTGCGTATCTTGTTGTGGATCTCTGTTGGTAATGTACATTGTGCCCAATGCCTGAGCACCAGTAACATCGTAGATGTTGACCTGCTTACCACTATCAAAGATACCTCCATATTGAGAATCGTTTAGCAGAACACCATCAAATAGAATTTGATATGCTTTCTTACCAGATAGTAGAGAGTTACCAGATTGTGCTAGTGGTTCTTTAATTTCAATCTTAGTATCAAATGCCTTCTCTGACATGAAAGAAGGAAGTCTGCTATCAAAGAACTCACCTTCGTTAGTGTGAACAGCATTTCTATACCAATCAGCAGTCTTATTCTTAAGTCTATAAGCGTCTGGTCCTTCAGGTCTTCCTGAGGAAGCGTCGTTACCAGATGTCCAAACTTTATTCCAATCACCAAACTGCGATACACCAAAACCAGTACCACGAAGGTAAATATTGGCTCTTTCATCATTACCAGTATCTGGGAGTGCAAGTTGCTTAATACCACCATACTGGGAATCAAGGTCAATACCGCCAGGTCTGATGGTTAGAAGTGCGTGCTTACCAGCATTACCTGTGGTAGAGTTTTGCAGTCCTACTTCTGGCCATTCTTGATATAGGTTGGTGACGTTGTTGAACTTGTTCTCTACTGTCAAACCTGCGGTATACAGGTTAGGAGCAGAGTTCGTTACGTCAGCACTAGTATCGGATGTAACTATCTTCGCCTCCGTGGCAGTACCTTCAATATCAATTTTATATTCACCCGATAGTCTATCTTTGGCAAGAGTACCTGTGAGTATGTTGCTAGCATTTTGATAGAAAGCACCATCTCTTCCAGCAGATCCTAGGAATTCTGCAATCAGACCAGATCCAGCACCAGTCCTGAGAGTAACAGATCCATTTCCATCATTGCCAACAAAGAACTGAGATTTTCTAAGTCTTACAACACCAACGGTTCCGTATTCATCAATGGAACCTGTGGATCCTTCACCACCTGCTCTAGCAACGTCA